TACCCGAAGTCCCATCTACGCCAGAACTTCCTGAAGTACCAGATATACCAGAGGAACCTGAAGTACCCGAAGTCCCATCTACGCCAGAACTTCCTGAAGTACCAGATATACCAGAGGAACCTGAAGTACCCGAAGTCCCATCTACGCCAGAACTTCCTGAAGTACCAGATATACCAGAGGAACCTGAAGTACCCGAAGTCCCATCTACGCCAGAACTTCCTGAAGTACCATCAGCACCAGAAGTCCCATCTACGCCAGAACTTCCTGAAGTACCATCAGCACCAGAAGTCCCATCTACGCCAGAAGAACCTGAAGTACCAGTAGCTCCTGAGCCCCCGCTTATCTCTTGCCATACTCCGTTCTCCTTTATGTAGACTTTATAAGGGGAATCTGTAGAGTAAAAGTTTGCGCCGTCAGATACGGTATGTAAAACACCATCCTTTTCGCTATTTAAGCCTACTAGCTTATCTCCAACATACCTTTTGACCACCATATACTACCTAAATTACACATTATTAAGCATAATCTTCATAAGATTTTTCTTCTAAAACATTTGAGTCGGTGTAGATGCTAATTTCTTTTTTTATTCCTGCTCTTTTATCGTTGGTTTGATAAACCTGTCGGGCTAATTGTATAAAAGTTGAGTCAAATTCTTGAGCTTTTTCTTTTAGTCTTATGGAGTCCTCTATCTCCCACAATGTCTCATTTATCTCTCTTAGTTGCTCGTAAAAGCCGTATTTCCTAAATACATATTCGTACCAAGATGGTTTGTTTATAGCCTGCTTTAGTGCATTATACTCTTTTTGTACATTAGCTAACTTAGCCTTTTCTTGTATGTTTTCTAATTTTATCTCTAAAATAGATAGCTTATCTAAAACCTCTCCATTTGATACTTCTATTTTCATTATTTTAAATTGTATTTTTACTTGAGACTATGACTTCGGTATAAAAAGTATGACGATCTCCTTCGCACTTAGCCCAAAAACTTTCTGTTATATCTACTCCATTTATCGAACTGATCCCTAGTTCTACCCTAGGATCATCTCTTAGTTTTTTGATTAGTTTAATTGCTCCAGACTCTTTATACTTCAAACTATGAACCTCGCCAGACATTTTTCTTACGTTAGATAAAATGAGTTCGTAACTTTTATCAAACATTTTAATTTCTTCGCCCTCTATGTCAAATTTTAAAAAGTCTATTTTTCTTCCTTTCGATTCCTTAATAATACCTTCAAAATCTACACAATCAACTTCTACATTCTTCAACTCTGTGAAATTGCTCACCTCTGATCCCTCTTTAATTATAATACGCTCCTTATTACTATTTTCTTTAAAAAATTTGTTTAAGACCCTAACTTTAGGCCTCTCTTCTTCTGTTAAGCTAGATAGAAGTGCGTCTATATTATCTTGGAAAGCTTCTACTCCTAAATACTCTATATCCTTTCCTCTGTTAACGTGATAAAAAGGACCCCTTGAGGAGCCTAAATCTACGACATAGTCCCCTTTTTCTACTTGATAAAATATTTGGTAGACGTTTCTTTCTATGACTTCCTGATAAACATCCCTCCACCAGTCAGGTCCATTAGAGCTATAGGTTTCGCTTTTGAGTATGACTTTGTCTATTTGCTCTTTAACCATTTCAAAAGTTATCTGCTTCGAGCATTCGAATTCTCTATCTGTCCCTTCGTGATCTGGACACCAATTCCAGTTATTCGCGTCAAACTCGTGCCTATTCCAACATGAATTACAGACATTTTTATTTATGACCCTATACGGTGTATGAAATTCTGTTTTCTCATCACTAAAGCCGCTAATTAAAACAACTTCTTTGTTTAACCCCCAAGCCAGCCAAGATAAACCCGAGCCAAGCCCTATAAAAAAATCACAATTATATAAGTCTGTAGCTCTTTCCTGCAATGGGAAATCTCCTGTTTTATTTATTGCTCCATCTGGTATATAATTAAATCTATCTTTCCCTCCAAAAGAAGAATGCTTATCTATACAAACCACTTTATAACCTTTTGAATTCAAGTATCCTGTTACTTGGTCCCATCCTGTAGGGTTATTCCAGTACTTGCATTGAGCTGAAGATTGAACAGCAATACAAACATATTTACCTTCTACAGCCCTTTCTTTATTCTCTACAAAAACCTTAGGCTTAATTTCTTTATGATCCAGTTGCAGGTAATGAGAAGCGGCTCTCTGTTGTTCTTTTTGTTTAATTTCTATAGGCGTATCTTTATACCAACCGATCTTATGCACTTTGTCCCACTTATGTTCAGGAGCACCCTTTGGGCTATTAAGAAATTTAATTTCTGGATAGTTGGGGGCATATAGATCTTGCAGGTAACTAAAACAGTAGACTTCGTAATTATTCTTCTTCCTAAACTCTTCCACATACGGAATCCAAGCTAGATTATCCCCCAAGCATGAACTTCCAATTTCAATGTAAGCCTTTGGCTTGCTTCGTACTCTTGTTTTGAAAATCAAATTTCTACAAAAAAGATTCCACGAGAAGCCTTCTTTATTAGCAATTCTGTTCATAAGCTTTACAGCTTCGTCTGCGTAGCTTTTATCCTCTTTCTCTAATAAATAATAAGCGTTAATTTCAAAATCCCCATTTAGATTATATAATTTTTGAAATATATCTTTTAATTCATCTTCCTTAAAGCTATTAACATTTAGAAAATAATAGTCTACCTTATCATTAAAAGTATTAACATGAAAGTCATGATCGAAATACAGATCCTGTATGTCGTCTGATTGACGCTTAGTTATTGGTCTATTTGTTATTAGGCATAGATTTTTTCTATCTTTTTCGTGATGAATGTTAGATAAACTCAAAGCACTTAGCTCATCAAAGAAAGGGTAATAATTGTCAAGTATTTTATTGTGAGTATAAATCTTACCATTTTCTACGGCTTTGAGATAGTTGCTTTTCGAGACCCTGTGTTCTTCTGGATCCATATTATGAGAGGAGGCGTGAGAGACGTTATGATTACGGACTTTATACATAGGTCTCGGAAAAAGAACATAGTGGCCATATTTTTGGAGTATGGACATTCTTGTCGAATCCTCATAAACCGATTTTTCTGGCTTATCTATATTTATCTCTACGTCTTTAATATTTTTGTGCCCTCTTAAGCACCCAAAGAATCTAAAGCTCCTAAGGTACCCCCAATCAAAGCCTCCTTTTTTCAGGTCTTCTTCATGTTTATTTAGATAAGTATGCCAATCTCCTTGGGGATAAGAAAAATCTGAATTTGTTATTCTATCTATGCTATCTATCTTCTTATCGTATTGATGAAACCATGTTGAAAAAGAAAAAGCCTCTGGGTTTTTTTTCAACATATGACTTAAGAACTCTAAAGCTTTTGGGTATATTCCATCGTCTGCGTCCACTAAAGCTAGGTAATCACAATCCTCGGTAACAAAATGCTGTGGGTTCCAGAACATTTCCTTTTTGGTTTTTTGCTCACAAAACACCACTCTCTTATCGCTAGAAGCTAAGCCTAACAACTCTTTTTCAACAGCGCCGTCCTTGCTGAAATCGTCCGTAACAAACCACTTCCAATCTTGGTGTGTCTGGTTGCTTATTTGCTTGTATAGCCCGGGTATATATTTAGCGTTGTTGAAGAAACTTGTATACAGAGCTATCCTGAACCCTTCTTTCTTTTTGGGTTTATTTATTTTAGATCTTATGTACTCTTCAGTGTTTTCTCCGTTTATGAACGTTACGTTTTTGTTATCCTCGTACTTTTTATACAGCTCGCAGCTCTCTATCTTGTTCATGAAAACAGGTATGCCCCAAGACAAAGCCTCTTTAACGCATAGGGGGTTGAGCTCTCTTTTCGAAGGAAACAAAAATAAATCCATTGAAGAGTAGAAGTCATCTACATTATCTTTCTCTCCCCATATTTTACAGTTGGGGGAATCTAGGTTGTCTATCTCGCAATTTTCTTTATAACATTCGTTGCCTAAGAAATGAAACTCGACCTCTTCTCCTAGTATTTTTTTTGCCAAATCATATATATATTTTTGGTTTTTATTTTCATGGAACAATCCGACATTCAGAACATGAAATTTATTCGGATCTAACCCCAACTTAACCAGAGCCTTAGATCTGTCGGGCCTTTTCTTTTCTGGTATGTCGTAATCCCATATATAGCAAGGGGTATCCGGAAAAAGCTCTCTTATTTTAGGCGGGTGATACTCGGATACGCACACATAACCATCTGGATGATGCTTCTTTTTACTAAAGTCGAAATTATTAGAGTGACAAGTCTCTAATATTTCATAATCCCTATCTTTCTTATAAATTTTTTCCAATAACTCTTCAGGAAAACCATTATATTCAAAATTTTCAGGAATCTCATTGAAATGTATGACATGAGGCTTAAACTCTTCTATAATTTTTAAAAGTCTATTTTTCTCCTCTTTCCAATTATCAGAAAAACAAGGGCCAATACATTCATGACTTTTTTTACCAATTAAGTTTATTATTTCATTTTTCTGTATGTCAAAGTTTCCATAGTTGTTAAACTCAGCAACAAAGACCTCGTTCTGAAGCATGCTTTCTTTAATTAGCTCGCATAGCCACCTAGGAGAACCCCCAGTAGACAAGTGCATAGGCACATATAATATCCTTCTTTTCATTTATAAATATTATTACTTAGGGTCTTTAGTGTTGACTCTGATACTCTTTCCCAACTAGGATGGCACTCAAAAGTTGACCTGCCCTCTAAGCATTCCGGGAGAGGAGGGATACTACTGGAAGAGCCATGCTCAACCACAGACCACTTAGCGTCAGAAGCGCAAAAAGCAGTACAACTCCCATGTATATAAGATAATTTGTATTCTTGAATTCCTTTCCTATAAGGGAGATACCAATAAGGATTAATTGAAGAGCCAATACATATTATATGAGTGTCCGTACAACCAGCCAAATGAACAATACCAGTATTCATGGTTATACAAGCCTCCGCATTCTTTATTATGTAAAAGTCCTGATCTAAGCTAGTTCTATTTAAAAAACTAACACCTTCAAATTCTAGATCGCTAAAGTCGTAACAGGATTTATCGTGCTGATACCTGCCGGGCTCTGTCGGCTGATCGAAACCAATTAAGGCTACTTTGTGCCCTTCTTTATTTAAGTTATTTATTAACTCTTGATAATTTTTTTTACCCCAAGTCCTGCTGGGCCAATTCTTAGCTATATGGATGGCTACGTATTTGTCATTATTTATGAACTTTTGATCTGCCTTCTCAAACTCTACAGCGTCCGGATAGTAGTCACACGTCATTTCCTTAGGCATAAGATCCAAGCCGCAATCTGCGGCATGACATCTCCTCATGTCAAATTCAGAGTACCTGCGCTCTACCCCCGATTTATCCGCTGTACCTATGGAATTAAAAGTATTAAATACTTCGTATTGCTGATTATATTCCTCCTTAAAGTCCTTATGGTCAATATGGAACTCTACATAAGGGTTGTTTTTAAACAGAAAGGGCTTAGAAGAACATACGGCTATCTTTTTAGCGTACGCTGAAGCTAGTTTTCTTAAGACCGGAGTGGCACAAAGGGTGTCGCCAAAAGAAAAAGCGTTTATTTTTAAGATTACCTCTTTGGCAGTTAATTGCCCTCTAGACTTGGTTTCATTAAAAAGTGGAACTAATTCTTCGTAGAAAAGAGCTTCATTCATTTATAAGTTTTAAAACTTAGAAAGGAGAATCTCAAAACTAATATCCACCGCCGTATCTATGTTTTACGGACTGGCAGTTTCCAAAAACCTCTCCGCTCGAAAGAGCTCTATTATAAGCTGAAACCATGCCTATGTCAACATTAATGCCGGAGCTAGAATTCCCTCCTATATATAGTTGATCATAATGAGTCGATAATCCAGACCCATTCATAAGATCTGTATCGTTTGGTAGCTGTTCAGAGTTCTTTGCTACGCCATTTAAATAGCTCACAGTGAGTCCGTCTAAAGCGCTGTATGTCATTGCTGCATGGTAGAAGTTATCAGGCAGTACGGACGGGGAAGAAGGATCCGACAAGACCCCGGTTATCCCGGTCCAAGGGTGATTGGTACCCTCGTCGCTTTTAACGCTAGCCAGCACAGCGTTAAGGCCACTAACGCCCCCTCCCTCTCCTGTTGATACAACAAAGCCATAAGAGTACCCGCTCTTATTATGGTCTGTATTGCCGAAAATTACAGCCCCATCATCTGACTCCGTGCTTTTCCCTGTTTTGATTTGGAAAAAGGCCTCTATAGTAAAGCTAGAATCGTTGTCTTTGAATACTCCTAAGGACGTTAAATCAGTAAAGCTATCTCCAGATACCGCAGCGTAAGTATTATTAGACGCGCCTGCCCTGAATTTGTAGTAACCGCTTGTCTCATCATACAGTCCGCTATTTTCGAGTTTGACATCTATTCCGCTCGGGGTCAAATCTCTCCAATATTCAGAATTATGCTCTCTACTTCTATGGCTGTATCCATCTACCCTAAAGACTAGACCATCTGTATTCACTCTATATTTTCCGTAATTTACCTTGCTTGACATTTTAATACCCTCCTGTAGACACCCCAGCAGAAGCTGAAAAGTTATAGTCAGCTACATTGCTATTTAAATTAAAATCTTTACTACCCTGTATATAGCTACTCAAAGCGTCCGAAGAAGATAAGGCTTTTTTATAGACAGAAATTTTATAAATCTTGCCATCGCAATGAGTCGCCTCAGTCTTTCCATACGAAACAGGGTAGTCTCCTATAGATAACTTTAAGTCGGAGCCGTCATAAAATGTTGTATTTTTTAGACTGTATTTTGAATACGCTGAACCAGATTTTGGCGATCCAGATCCTAAAGCTGCGCTCCCATCATCTTTAAAGGTAATCATCGCGCTTGGATCTCCTCCAAAAAACGGATTAGGCATTTTAGCCAGTAAAGAAATATTACTAAATTTATTTAAGGTGTTCTCAGATTTGTATATATAAAAACTTTTTGCACTAGTCACATTTAACCAATTTAATAGAATCCCAACTGTAGAGCTAACCACAAAGACTTTCCTATTAACTGAAGAAGCAGACTCTCCATCCTCATTATATGATGAGACTTTATAATTTATGTTAGTATTAGCAGCTAATCGAGAAGTCCCGTCTATAACCGAAGGGTAAGTTACAGCAGATAAGTCCCTTGGTGGCTGCAGAGAAAAAACATTTTCAATAGATTTTTCATAACCATTAACATAAACCCTAACCTTCCTATTGAATAAACTCATATCAATAGATACTATTATATGTACAATAGTTGACGCGTTAACGCACACATCCCTAGTAAAGGAAGACTGAGATAAACCGAATTCATTATATAGAGTACAGTGGACTCTACCTTGACTAACAAAAATATGCTGCTTTCTTGACAGACCCTCTTGGCTCGTAAAATTTGCTCCTCTAGTTAGATCCGAGTAGGATAAGGTAGAGATTCCTTCGTTAACTGAATCTAACTTAGTCCAAAATTCATAACTTTTCCTAGTTGAGCTGCCTACGGAAAAAGTAGATGAGTGGCCGCTTTTACTCGCAGTAAGACCTAGATTAAAGTATTTACCTTCAGAGAAAATAGGCAGCCCGTTGTCATCGAACCCTGATCGCGCAATACTTAAGGAATTTTTGTTTCCGCTAAGGTCTTTTAGGCTATCAACCGCTGACCTAACTCCACGAGAAAATTGCGTTCTATGATCTTTTTTTTCTAGCTGCGGATTTTTGTATAAAATATAGCCATGATTTTTTTGAGTACTTGAGATAGTTCCTTCGTGAGGCCAAAAGTAGACCGTATGATGAAGATTAGTCTGCACCACTCCGCTTGCCCCAGAAGTTCCTCCGCTACCTGAAGAGCCAGTAGTTCCAGAAGTTGCCGTAACAGAAGATTTTAATCCGGGCTTTATTGATATCTCGACCATTTGCCAAGTCCCTTTTTTGGAAAAATCATAATAACCATAAGACTTATCTTGGTCCGTAGCCTTTATAGACATTACTGGCCATAATGCTTTGTCTGCTCTGTAATGAGTTTTGGATACAAATACTTCGCAAGAAAGAGTATATTTTGAACCTATATCTAAATAAAGAGAATTATAGTCAGAACCACTAAACGTATGTAATCCCATAAGATAACTTGACCCAATCCATTTATACTTGTAAACAACGTCGTCATGCCTCATTCCTCCCGGAGCTAAGGATTTAAACATCCCCTGCTGGTTGGGGTCTTTGTCTTTATATATCCTATAAAAAGCATGAGCAGTGCCTCCTAGTCTAGCGCTGAAGTCGGTGTTAGACTCGGCTATAGGCATTAAATTTTTTGTAGGCTCTCCGTTATAGCTTTTATTATAAAGTTCATTAGAGTGCATAACTAGGCCGCTAGTGAGCTTTCTTATTTGACCGTTACTAGAACCCATTATGATATACTCCCACTGTACATAAACGAGCCCACTATTATGTTTTGATTAGCGCTGTCTCCACTATGAGGAAACCTTAAGAAAGTAGTCATGACTTGATGAGCTGCCCCCTCCTCGGTGTGACTGCTTACTAAAGAGTAGAGATTGACTCCGCTTTGATATGTTTGTATCTCATCATGTTCGTCTACCCTTTCTAGCTCTACACTTCTTTTAAACTTGACTTTTTTGTGAAAAGAGACTAACCCTGATACGCCTGCAGTCCCTCCTGTCGAGTCCCTTTTCGACAAATAGTCCTCTTGGATATGACTTCTTAAATTAGTATTTAGATTCCCTATTTTTTGATCTAAAACCCCACTAGCCTCATCTACTAAACCAGTAACAAATCCGCTAACCCCATCTCCACTAGCTCCTGTTATCAGCAGCAATAAATCCTGCCCTGTTTGAAATAACGCTTCTCCACTAAGTATACTTATATCGTCTGCATTTTGTTGAGAAAGCAACGTGGCCCCATCAGCACCCGCTGTTCCATCAACTGCTAAGCCACTTACGAAATCTATATCGGACTTCAGCTCTGCATAAAGAGAAGATGTATAGCCGCTTAAGTTTGTGCCAGATTCTATTAACCTAGTATTTAATAAGCCGCTTACTGAATCTATATAACCAGAAATGGCCCCACTTATGGCGTCTACATATCCAGAATTAGCAAACTCAGCAGGGTTACCTGTATACGGGTAAAAACCCGTAGTATTTTCAGCACTACCGGAGAGATTAGTAGAAAAATAAGTTTTTAAGCCACCAAGGTCTAACTGTCCTGTCTTAATAGTATGAGACATACAGACATGATTACACCTTATCTACCTTCAGCTAGAATAGAGGTAGCTTTCTTAGATGTATTTTTAACTTTCCTAGATTGAGTTTTTGAAGGCTTCTTGTAGGCTAGTAAGTACTTCTTAAACTCTCTAAGGAGTCTAGTCGTTAAAAGGACTCTGTTGTCGACTGGTAAAATACCATGCTTAACCGCATGGGAATGAAGATCGCTTCTATTCATACTCTTAATACCCGATAGGTAGCCTTCTTCGTCTTGAGTACCGTATTTAGAAAAACCCTCGTCTCCCCAGATTTGATCCAAAGTAGTCTTTTCAAAAACTTCTTTTTCTTCCATTGCGTGAGTCTGGGTCATTTCTTTCATTTTAACCTTAGTTCTTGCTTTTGCTTTTGCCTTTGTTTTGGGTGTATTTCTACGTCCAGCCGTTGTTTCTTTCTTTGCAGCCATAACTTTATCCTTTTCCCGTTATACATACTTTTACACAAAACCAGCTAACAAAAGAATAAAAAAAGCCCCCTCCGAAAAGGGGGCTTTGATATATATTGTAGTTTCTGGCTTTAAACCGTCAAGCCAACAATCGCTCTGGAGTCGATACAAACTCTTCCCTCTTCCAGTGAACCATAGAAACCAATTCTCTCATTTCTCTGAGTGAACTGATCGTCAGGAGCAGTAGTAAAGGTGTCGCCTGAATCACTATCCTGAGCAATAGCTCGCACGAAGGCTCCCTTGCTGTTATCGATACCGACACACAGCTCATGAGTCCCACCAGCAAAAGCGATAGCCTCGCCAGCGGTAGAAGCATGAGGAGCGATATTTCCGCTATCAAACTCATCAAACAAGGTGTTGTACTTCTGTCCAATACCAAGTTCGTTAAGTTCCACAACATTCACACCATAAATCTCCTGCATACCAGCAGAATTAAAGATGTCGGTACGAATATTATCCGGAAGCGGAACGTCGGTCCTTGGAGTCGCCTGACCCGCACCCTTTGTGTTCATCGGTTGATAAGCAAAAGCGCGAATCTGCTCCTTAATCTCAGGGCTGACATACAAGTCAGTGATTCCTGCGCTATAAGGAGCGTCAGCGGAACCAGCAGCCCAAGACTGATTAATTCTCTTATTAAGAGTCATCAGTTTGTTAAGATCAGCGAGCTGGAACCTATTAGTGTTATACGCAGGGATAACGTGCGAACCAGAGGCCAAAGACGTGATTCCAACGGAATCAGCAGTCACATGACTTGTAGTCGCGTTAGCCAACGCATTAAGAGCCACTGCCCAAGCATTTCTTTCCTGCTTGAGAAGTACTTCCTGAGCCATACGTTCGATAAGCTTACTGACTACGTCAAGTCTAGCCTGTCTGGCGTATTTCTTAGTGATCGAAACGGCTGTGTCCAAACGATAAGTAGCGATCTTCAACTCTTGAATCGCAGAGACGTCTTGAGAGGTCGGAAGACCACCTGCGACGTTCTGTGACCATACGCTAACGTAACCATCGTTGGTTTCGTTATAGTACAAGTCTAGAGGATAACTAGCTCCTTCGTCTTGATTAAATGGAGCATCTGTATAGATGGCTCCGGCCGTAGCGGCCTGCTGCAAAACTCTCTGAACCACAGGGCCTAGAAAAGCTGCAAAAGCTTCTGAGGCTTCGCGTGCAACAAGCTGATTTTTGTGACCCATCGCTTTGATGAGTTCCACTTGTTCTGGGGTGTTTTTTAACTTAAGTCTCATTTTCTTAAATTTCCTTTCTTAAATCTTAGAGGTCAATCTTTAACAGAATGAAACCATCAGCGTCAACGGCCCCAAGCGCGACACCGACCTGAGTCTGTGTAGCACTGCCAGTGCCCTCGGTAGAGGAAGCGCTCAGATCACCCTGACGAAGCATGTCAGCGTAAATCTTAGCACCAGCCGAAACGCTATCAGCGCCGCCGCTAGTCAAGTTCCCACTATAAAGAACAATACCCTTGGTCAAGACAGGAACTGCCTGACCACTAACTACAGCCTGCATCTCAGCGGCCTTACGCGGATGGTAAATCAACTTCTCACCATTTTCGTCGACTTCTGCGACGTCCCAAATGGTCAGACCTATAGGTTGAGATCCCGAAGCGCAAGGCTCCACCGATGCAGCTGCACCGTAACGGAATGATACCGTATTTGTGTAAGAGGCACCGGGGTTACCAATGCCAGTCTTATTTACAGGGTCGTCAGTGTTTTTCCAGCCATTCTTAACAGAAACAAGTAGTCCCTTATTGATCTTACCGCCATCGGCTTTAAGATCAGCATAAGAAGCTACAACGTCTCCGTCATCGTCTTTCAGACTGAAAAGGTTAACGACGTCTGTCTCAGCGTGTTGCCTAAAAGGCTTCAGCCGTTGTGTGTTTTTTACAAACGTTGCCATAATTTATTATCTCCTAAAATATTAATATTTAATATCAAATTGTTCGACGCTAAAAGCGTCTTTGTATTTATCAAAAGTAGAACCTTCTGAAGCTTGCGTGGAAGTAGGTATAACCTCTGATTCCTTTTTACCTCTGTCAATGGCGTCTTCGACGACATTATCAGAAGCTTTGGTCTCTTCGGGTTTCTCCTCAACCTCAACAGCCTTCTGCTCTTCTTCTTTCTTAGCCAAGACTTCTCTTGACTTATCTCTAAGCAGAACATCCATTCTCTTCGAGAAGGATTCCCATCCCTCTTCGTTAAGAGCTTTAACCTGCTCAGCAAGAACTTGGCGATCATTATCCTCAAGAACAAAAGACTCATCCAAGGAAGCCATTCTTTGATTGAATAGCTCCTCAGCTTCTCTTTCTATCTTTTCGGTTTCAAGACCACTCAACTTCTCCGTAACAGAGTCTAGTTCAGCTTTTATTTTATCGTGCTGTTTACTAACAACATCGATCTTCTCCTGCGCTTCTTTGAGACTCGCCTCCACCTTGATTTTTTCGGCTGAGAATCTCTCGGAAGCTTCCTTGAGTTCTGATTCGATAAAATCAGAGACAGCCGAGGCGGAAAGCTCCTTCAAAGACTCGCTAGTTATGTCTTTAATACTTTCTATTTTCATATTTTTTTCCTCGTTTTGGATTATTACATTATAATCTCGTATTTGTGAAGTTTTATCAACTTCAGCAAAAGTATCTTTGTTTTTTTCTACGGAGAGTTTACTCTGTAGATCTTCTAGTTCCGCAGTAGCATCAGTTGATATGCCCTTTACGTCTGCAGCAGGTGTTTCAGTTAGTCCTATACCTAGTGGGACAACATTACCAATCACCTTTCTATATATAGACTTGCCGTCTCTAGTTTTGCCTTCTCCCCCCATAGATCTAAGATTCTCTTCTAGAGCTTTAATCTCGATTTCGTTATCGATGACTGTCCCATTTTCTATGTTCTTATCATTTCCTTCTAAAAGCACCAAATTAAAATCAGCAAAACCTAATTCCCAGCTAGCGCTAATTTTCATATAGTCTTCGCTACTTGGGTCAGCTGAGTCTTCTATCAAGCTAGCGACTCTTTCGTTTACTACTCTCCAGACGACTCCCCCTAAGGTCACATTAAAGGGACCTTCTAGTTTCGCGACTTCTTCTTCTGTGAGAGATTTATCTGTACCAAACTCAGAAAAACCAGCAGTTAGGATAGTGCCGATCACTCTATCTCTATTATGTTCAATATTAATAGGCTTATTTTTGAAGTCTTTATAAAAAGCCAGCGCTGTTTCCGTATCTACAACGTCGCCATTCCTGTTAACTCTATTAGCGACAAAGGCGTTAAAAGCTATTGGTAATAAATCGACCTGTTTCTCGGTATCTATTTCTGGCACGAATTGAGCAACTTCTAAAGCAGAGGCTAGAGCTAGGTACTTATCCTTTTCCTCAGAAACTATAGGTCTCACGTTGGAGCTAAAAATTGTAGTATATTTCATTTTAAATTATGTAATAATTCACCGTTACATTTCCAGCACTGCTAAAAACACCAGAGCTAGTAGGGACAGGGATAGCCTGATTAAGACTAACTGCTCCAGCCGGGACATAAGCTACGATAGCTCCCCCTCCTGCAGCTTCGGTACTTAAAGTCGTAGCGACAGAAGCTAGTATATCTGTTATAATAACAGTATCTCCGCTACTGGCGGCTACGACAGCTCCCGCTCCGGATTTATTCGCTGTCCTAGCTGGCTGAGGTACTCCTTGGGTTGGTTGTGAATTTGTTGATCTTGACATTTTTTATTCCTTATGTTACGCTTGCGAGCCAAGTGTAAGCTTCAGCTTTCGTCTCTTCTTCAGTTTGTAGATATAGATCATCTACATTCCTAAAATCATAATTTTCTAGACCGTGCCCCTTAGTTTCTCTTTCTGCCTCTTTCATTTCCTCTATTGAGGGTTCAAAGTGATCACCCATATCAACGTTTCCTGCTGTAGCCATATTGAGAAATATGTTTACGTCAGCTAAAGCAAAGCTTGGTTTAAGAAAGTTAGCAAAACTATCCTTGAAAATCTTAGTGACTTGATCTAGACTTACTTCAACATCATTAGTTAAATTATGAGAGGTAATTTTGCCGACGAGTATCTCTTGGACTTTGTTTGAAAATTCTATAGCTAAATCGTCGCTTTTTAAGGTTCTTTCTATATTAGAAGTTAGTGTCGGTTTTGCTCCCACGGTATAGTCTATATCTAGAGATTTCATCTTAAAATTAAATTGCATCAATCTACCTAAGAGTTTATACACTTATTTTTAAAAAACTTATAAAAAAAATAAAAAAAACCCCCCAAAAAATAGGGGGGTTTTAAATAGGAAAAAACAGTTTCTAAAATTAGAACGGAGCTCCGTCCGAATTGTCATCTGCTATATCTGGTTTAGCCGGATCAAGGTTGCCCGACATATTAATAGTTCCAGATTGGAAATATTTAAAATTAACGGAATAGCTTCTGCTATAAGTGTTAACAATTCCTGTGCCGTCATTAACGGAGGTGTTAGATAGGCTCAAGTCTCCTCTTGTAATCGTCATGCTACTAAGACCACTTGTCTGGTCAACTCCTGACTGATATGCTCTATAAGCTCCATCAAGTACAGCGTTAACAAATTTTTGTGCGCCACCATTTTTTTCCGCATTTCCATTGGCCCCGACTCCATCAGAGAACAAGTCTCCTGAGCTCAAAGAATAATTAGCCTCTGCAGGGTCACCAATAATATTGATGTTGCTATTTCCCCATAGGTCACCAACCTGATCCCCATGAAGAGGGAATACTATGCCAGTAGGCCCCGCTTTTGCTACCGCTACGTCGCCAGCTGACTTAATTGCTCCTCCATGGATGTATTTTATTTTACCCGGCCCAGTACCGCTGGTTAGCTGCGAGAGTGGGCTGCCGTGTTTGCTTACGATGAAAGCTGTGTCTTTACTTACTGTTGCCATTTTGAATTTCTCCTATTATATACAATCAATTACATTGTTTTTTCTATTTTTAGAAATATTTTCTTCAAGGGGTTTCCTCTAAATCTCCTAGCTTCATTAGCTCATTTAATTTCTCCTGAGGCGTAGATATTCCACCAATAATAGTGAAGACAGTGAGGCTCTCCTTGTCTCCGCTATATATACCCCTATGTACTGTGCTCCCTGAGCTGAGAATCCTAGTGAGCTGATCAAAAGCTTGATCGAGATTAGATTGGGGAATGTTGTCTAGAACCTCTTTACCTCCGATTAAAATAGCGCCCGCTGTATCGGCAGTAGATATATCTATACCTCCTGACATGCTGCCGCTTTGGGCGATACCTCTTACTGCTCTGGAAATATTTACTGGGTCTTTCCAATCCGAAACTGGAGTAGCTCCAAAAACTACGATACCAGAATCAAGCACGCCTTTGTAGTCGCTAGAATCGAAAGATGAATATGAACTATCTTTCGAAGCCGTCATGTTAAACAAGTGAAAAACCCCAGCCATGCTCATATTAGCTGTCTGCCAAAAATTGGTCACAGATACATTAGAGTATATCTTGCTAGTCTTTTCATTATCGATAATCACGAGAGGAGATACGATTCCCTTTTCTACTAAACTACACGCCTCTTTTAAAGTCTCAAAAGCGTTAGCATTAACTCTACGCCCCTCTGAATATTTTGGCAAAGCTAGAATGACTCCAACCTTCTTACTATCAGCATTAATAGCTTCATGAAGCTCTTGACAAGTCTCAACCAAAGGGACTAGAGTGCCTGCTCCAGATCCTCCACCAGCTCCAGCGCAAACAAATACTCTGTCTACATCGTCCCCAAAAGACCGACGCATAAAATCAAGAACATCATCTCTTCTCTCCTTAAAGCATTCTGCTGCTACGGACCTATCTTTACCGGCTCCTCCCGAGCCTATGCAGAGTTTATTATCCACGTTGATAGTGTTAAGGTCTTGTTGAGCTGTATTAACGACTCCTACTTTCCTGTAACCTAGCTTATGGAAGGTCTCTGCTATCCTAGATCCTCCTTGACCTGCTCCGATAAAAGCGAACTTAAAAGCTCCTTCTATTTTATCTTCGACTTCTTTTTTTTCTTCTGGCTCCGGTGGTAATGGTATATCTGGTACGATTATATCTATACTAGCCGCGCCCATATATTGAGTGACATCTTGAATATTATCTTGTTCGCTCATTTTATTAAATTTTACTTTCGTAGAGTAAGCTAGCTAAATAATCATCTACTTGATGCTCATAAGCTATACTCTGTACTTCCTCAACTTTTTTAGAATTAGTATCTGTTGGGTTATCCACATACTTCTTACTTTTCTCCAACCATTTTTCTGCTGGCTCATTAGCCATGACAACCTTGCATACCTCATTGGTAAGGTTTCTAATTTTATTAGTAACCCTTTTATTATCGTATTTTAACTTTAAATGCTCTTGCACCTCTGACTCAAGTTTCTCAGCTAAAGATAAAATTTGTTTGATCTTTTCTACACTGAACTTTTGAGAGCCACTAGTACTCTCCCCAACCGGGGTGACCTTTTTCGTTGTCTGCGGAGACTTACTTCCTTCAGGCCTACCTTCTGGTTGTTGCCCACCACCTATGAGCGGAGCGTAATAGCCTTCCTCCTTTAGTCCTTTGAATTTCTTTTGAGACTCTATAGACTCAGTTGGTTCTGGAAGTCGTCCTGTATCGATAGCCTCAAGCCCTTCTTCTGCAGTTAAGACTCCATACTGCAAGAGCTGAGCAACAACTCTGTTCCAAGTACTCTTGTCTTTCAGTTCGATCTCTTGAAAATGAGCTTGGGGGTAATTTTTAAAACCCAACGACTTACAAATTCTTTTAATTTCTGGAGATAAGAATTGATTGATGAATGCATCTCTACCCTGCTTAAGCCTTTCTATAAATACCTGAATCTTAATACTTGTATTAGCAAACTTGTCTTCTCCAACTAAAATATTGTTTAGGCCCATTTGTATATCAGTGTTAACAACATTGTATTTTTTAGGGTCAAGAATGCCAGCAATATCAGGAATCACAAACTTAGCTTCGGTTGTGTAATCTGACACTAGAACTTTTCCAACAGATTGGTTCTCAAAAAGCTTCTGCATTGTCTCGATACTTCTTTGGTTAATATTCAGACTTCCGTCTTTCAATTCCGAACCCATCGTGATAAGCAATATAGCTTGATTGGTGGTTCGGGTTATAGCCATATCCATTTTTTTCATCTCAGACTTCCAGTTTATGTCTTCTAAAACTGGAAAGCCCATAGGCACGGCAAACGGCTCATAGTCTTGCTTTTTGTAAAATACGGGACTGCATTTTTCAGGATCTAACGGTATAGTTAGTACTCCAACGTTTCTTCCTTTCAAAGCTTTCTTAGTCTCTTCATCTAAGGATTCGTAGACCTGTCTATCCTCCTCAGTCTTGGGATTTTTTAACCTCTCTAGCTCATAGTCACTTAAAACTTTATAGTATGATCCAGAATTAAAAGATATATTTCCCCCCATTTGTATATCAGCAGGGTTCAAAATTATGTATCTAGCCGGTAAGGTGCTTTCCTCCAAATCGGCCTTCAAGTAGTTAGTTCCGTAAGTCTGAGTAATTTTCCTCAAGTCATCTGGCTGTATCTTCGTATCAAACCTATGAACAAAAACATTTCCAGAACGATAATACTCTCTAAAAAACTTGTCCAGAAAACTTTGCAAATCTATTTTTCTAAACAGCGCGTCAAGAAAGCTTCGTGACTTTTTGCTACCACCAGTAAAGTAAATTTTTGTAGCAGAGAACTCTGTCATTAAGTCTATGACATTCCTAAAGACTGAAAAATTATAATAAGCTTTTTGACAAAGAATAACAATATCACGTACGTCTAAAGAGCTTTGGTTATTTACTCCTTTAGAATATTTGTATGGAACTAAGCCATTTTCAATGTTTTCATACTTGTTGGTCCTATTTATTTGGCCCCCAACGTTCCTACGCGACCTAGTTGATTGATCAACAGTTGTGTATGGCGAAGCAGCGAAGCTAGTCATCATCGGCCGGACATCTTCTTTCTTGTTATTTGTTTTCTTTGTCATTTTTTAGATAACGCATAATACGCCGGGACCTACTCCCGGATTGCCGCTTCTGAAAAGCGTACCACTATTTAATCCGCCTATATTAGGCCACTCTGGTAAATTGTTTAAAAGAATATACCCACCAGACAAACCACTAATTGTAACTACGTCATTTATTGTCAAAGGGTCGCCACTAAGGGATATAGTGCTTCCGCTTATATAAGATTTGTAGTTCCCAAAGTATACGCGTTCCCCACTAATATTTAAAGGGTTCGTGCCGTAAGGACCAAAATTTAGCCTATCGTCATCGTAGATATCCATGAGAGGCAAACCAGCTTTGTCAGTAACGGAGAAGACAGGGGAGTCGTTGCCATAACCGGGAGACATAGAAAGTAATGAGCCGCTTACGTCATCAAATGTTACAGAGTTGTTTGCGTTGACCCTGAGCGTTACTCCGTCTCCGCTTAATTCTATCTTATTAGTCTTTATCCCGGCGCTGAAAGTCTTAGTTGCTGAAAAGCTTGTAGAAGTATCGCTTAATATGTTAGATATAGACGAGCTTAAATTCGATCCCGTAGTGTTTAAGCTAGTCTTTAGGGCTCCGCTGGAAATAGAAACAAACCCAGTCATTTCCGGCTTATCTACTATTTTAACCCAACCATCCTTATTTGATGTGTCTCCCGTTGCGAGAAAAAGACCTTGCGTATCATTATGTCCGGAAGAAAAAGCTAAAGCTCCTGACTCCGCAGAAATTGAAAAGTCCCCTGACCCTGTATGGAAAAAGCTGCCAGATTTTAAAAACTCCCCACTAGTTGAAGAAAATTGCCCCGAGGTTAATTCTATATTACTTTGTAGACTTCCACTTACGTTGATAGCAAAAGTCTCAGCATGCCCCGAGACACTTTCTGATTTAGAAAATAATAGAGAACCACTACTATCTAAAGCTCCGCTTACTGCGTTTATTTTGGTAGTCGTTTGCCCAGACAATACCCCACTATACCCAGTAAAATCACTCGTTTGTACGAAACCTAAAGGGTTACTATAAGAGTAAAAACCACTAGTATTTGTAGCTGACCCAGAAGTTCTCTTATGAAAAAACTGAGTAAAAGTATCTTTATCTATTTGCCCGGTTGTTAATTTTGACGGCATAGCAGCTTATTTAACATTAGTTACACTCAAAAAAGCATAACAGGCTCGAAAGTCTCTTTATTATTATTGACTTCCAGCTTAGTTATCTCGTTATAAAGCTTAAGACCCCAATTTGCCAACATTAATGCTGAATAATTATCTTTTCTAGCTTTGTTAGGAGAAGTGGATCTTTTGAGGTGTTGAGGAAGGTCAAAATTTTGAGACCCCCTAGAAGTCGCCTTATGCTCCACTAGGCTGCATTGTTTTTTTGTCTGGTGGATCATGTCGTCTTGGTGCTCTATAAAGTCCAACATACTCCAGTCTTTCCTATCTCCAGTAAAAATTATCTTCTTAGGGTTAGGGAGTCTAAGGGAGCTAGTTCTATTGAAAAAGGTTTCGTTAGAAGCTGTTCTTGAAGCAAACCAAATTTTCTTATAATCGATGCAGGCTTGAAGATGCTCATTAGCTCTACGAATAAAAGTAGTTGTAAAAACTTGATTAAAACAAATTTGATTATTCTCTAAATTATATTTTATTTTTGCTTGCTTTAAGGATTTCTGATATTCAAGACCCTCTGCATCTGCATTCAAGGGAATTGTTTTTAAATTCACCCTAACGTCTTTAAAAAATTGAGACTCATTACAACTATCTAAAAAAGTATCAGAACCAGCATTATCAAGACATATAAAAACAATATTAAAAGCTTGGACTAAATAAGCTAAGTATTTGACATGATTATTTAGACTACCCAAACCTGCGTAGCTATGAACCAAAGTTCCCCGACCTGAGCTGTCATCTATTTCCATTACGGCCATAGCAAAATAATCCGCAGAAGGGCTGTCGCTCATATTAGGGTCAATGCCTAGAACGTAACGTTTACTAGATCTGCCGACCATTAAAGTACAAGGCTCTTCATCACCTTTTAAGGTGCATAGATCCATCTTCTTAGCGCTAAAGTAGCTATCACTACCATCCGTAAACTGAGCACAATATTCTCGTTGAAAAGAGTAATGAGAAGAACCCCCCTCTGAAGCCTCATCAATGATGGTTCTATCTATCATTTCCTCAGGTAGTGCCTCGTATCCCAATTGGGAGACAAAGTATTTAGCCTCTTGCTTGTTTTCTTTAGTCTCTATTTTGCCTACCCACTCTTGGTACGTCTTATATAAATTTTCGAAAGTGTAACTCGCAGAAGACAGGGCTATCATCTTAGAGGTGTTAGCAAACTTAGTCCTGTCCTTTTCTTCCATTGCCCCCTGCTGTATTAATTCATCCTCTATTTCTTTAACCTGCATTCTTCTTGTCATGTCTTGAGGGGCGACTAAGAAGGGCATTAAAACATTTTTAATTATGTCTTCTGGTAGAAGAAGGAACTCGTCAAGTACAAGTACGTTAGCTCGAAAACCACGAATCTTTTCTCCACTCAAAGGAATGGCTGTTATGGTGCCTCCATTTATTTTCCATTCGTACTGGTCATTTCTTTTTGTTTTAGCTCCGAAGGCTTGGGCTAGTAGGGCGGCTTCCTTAGTCTCTACTATTTTCTCTATGTTGTTGAAAATGAATCTTGCCGTACGAAAAGTTGGACCAGCTATAAGTATTTTAGTATTAGGCTCAAAAATACATTGCAGAAAACAATATATAGAAGCTATAAAAGACTTGCCGCAGCCACGACCCCACACGCACATACTGAAGTTCCTATTAAACAATGCTCTCAGCGTTATCTCTTGATACGGAGCCAGCTTGATGCCGGTTAAAAGATACGTCGTAAAGTATAGGTTACTTCTTAGAAACTCTGCTAAGGTAATTTTTGCTTTTTTATCATCAAGGAAGCCTTCTAGCCTAGATAACCTATCGTTTACGTTATCGACTTCTCTCTCGTATTTCTCTGGACTTGACCACATATTAACCTAAACCTTTATAAAAATTTTAAATCATAAGCTAACTGTAGATCTACGTCTTTGTAGTTTTTTCCACAGAAGAATAGTTTCCTTGTTAGTCTAGTAGCTTCGGTCCTACCTTTGGCAAAAAGGAACTGTACATTGTCGTGCTTCTGAATTATGTCTCTAACATTCCTCATTACAAACTCAGGCGTTACTTGCACCTTTTTTGTTACGTATTTTAAGTAGTTAAACTTGATCATATTATCTAAAGAGTTTTCCACAACTACTACAACATATGCATCCTTCTCTTTAGCTCTTTCTAACTCTCTAGAAAATCTTTCGCAGCCCCCTGTAAAAGTTCCTATGAAGTCTTTAGTCTCTTTTCTTTCTACATAACATTTATTATCTTCTTTATCTAACCAATAGTCGGCGAACTTAAGCCCCTCTCTTCTTGTACCATAGTTTATGTTAAGAGGTTTCTGCTCTCTAGTATCTACAACTATTTCGTAACCTTCTTCTATGTTTTCTTCTATATGCTCAGTTGCGAATTTAGTGAATCTAGGAATCAAGCCAACGCTTTTACAAGCGTCATAAAAATCGCCAAAAAGCTGTTGATAGTAAAATATAGGAGGCATCATCGAAGTCCTCATCTCTACCTGAGTTGGGGAATACTTTATTCCCCTTCTTTCTATTCTCTCTCTTAATATCTTTACGCAAAACTCTTTCGCCTCCTCTTTCGGCGCTTGCTCTAACCACTTGCGCATATTGACTCTAGAATTGAAGTGATTAGAAAAATAATGATTTTTGTTTTTGAATTTAATTAAATCCTCGGTTAGCAAATCTCTACGCGGGTAATACTTTTGATAATATTCAGCCATTCTGAGTTTATGTTTGCGCAGGTGCATATGCAACTCTTTTTCTGTCGCAAACTCCTCTCCGTCAACTTTGCATTTAACCATTCAAAGCCTCCTCTGTTGAAATGCCAAATATCCTTGCTTTGACGTCGTCCATAGTAGACAGCTTAATTATCTCGTCCTTGATCGTCTTCTTCCTTAATTCTGCCATTTTTATTAACTCTTTTCGGCTCTCATCATCCTTCCAAGTTTCGACTAAGTTTAGAATACTTGCGTTGTCATTGACCTGTTTACTTAACCTATCGCTCCTCTTCTGCTTAAGGTCGCTCAGTAATTTATGCTGCCTATTAACACACGAATTATATTCGTTCTGAGCGGTGCTGATAGCTTCGACTAAACTCATAGAAATTCTCCTACCCTCATTGTCTAAAGCGGTTTCGTCTAAAAGATTCTGTAGCCTCCCAACTCTTCTTTGTATATTAGATGCTATCACCACTTCTCCGGAAAGAACAATATATTGGTCAACCTCTTCTTGGGTTAAATCAGGTTTATTATAGGTATACCTAACAAAAGAAGACTCAAAAAGCTCTCTTTCTGTTCCGTTATTGTAATTAGTCATCTGATGACCAAATCGAAAAGTATGGAGATAGCCCATCAACATATCTATATCTTTTTTTTGCCTAGGAGTGACCTTATCCTTATCTATACCGCTATCAAGGATGAATCTATTAATTCTGCTTAAAACTCTATCTCGATGTTTTGGAGATTTATATTCGTAGCTACCCTCTTCTTCGGAAGTTTCGAAGCTCTCCCCTTCTAAACTTTTACAATATTCTGTGATCATCCTAGTCTCGGCGCTTAAGCTAGCTAGTTTTTCATTACTAAATAATATACGAGACATCTCTACATATTTCATTGTGCCTCTGTTATTACGAATGAATTCTTTGTGCTCTCCTAATAGTTCTGGCTTGTAGACTTTTTGATATTTATTAGAAGGGACACCGCTTAAATCTATCTCGCTTAAGAAGGCTTTAACAGCTCTACCTTCTTTACTTCTACCATCCCTGCCCTCAAAGCCTGCTACATTTTGTATCAAATGCATTAAGGATACATCTACTTTTTCTCCAGCTAAAAACCTGTCCTTAATTGAAACTAAGGCAAATTTCTGCTCTGGGCTTAAAACTAAATCATCTTTACTCATAACCAGTCTAATTCATCTCTCTTTAATATTCTTTTAGCTTTGTTTAAAATAGATTTTTGTATATTTTTAATTTGCTTGTATCCCGGGGATCTATTCTTCTCTGTTGTCTTAAAATTAAGTTTCTTAGCTATTTCTACTTCAGTCTTATTTTGTATGTAAAAGCTTTCATACACTATCCATTCGCTTGGCTTTAGTGTCTCTTTTAATTTTTGATGAAGTTTGGTTATCCCAACTTCTATGCTAGAACAATAAGTTAAGTCTTCTTGTATCTCGCTTTTGTGACTTTCTAATGGTAGGGCCATCTTTACGTCATAAGCAGACTTCTTCTTAGATAGCCATCTCTTATAAAGAGGGCACCTTCCATCTTGAGACCCATATATAGAACAAGATGAGTCCGGTTCTGCTGCGGCACACCTAAGACAAGGCTTGCAATAATTACTATAATTGTTTCTTATTAAATTTTTAAGTTGATTAGATATAATCCTATTTAGCCAAGGTAGCAAAGGCTTGCTCTGGTCATACAAGCTCCACTTTTTAAATATATGTATCGTAACTATTTGAGATATATCTTCAAAATCCATCCAAGAAATTGAAGTGAGGGTCCACTTATTCTTTCTTTTAGATATCTCTTCGCTTATTACGTCGATACAGTCTTCAAATTTTAATTTAGTTTTTTTTGTGAGTTTTTTCTTAGTTGACATCCGTTGATTGCTCTTCGTCTTCTTTAAAGCTGGGCGAAACTAAGTTACCTAAAGACTGAGAGTCTAATTTTGGAAAATACGAAGCCCCTATATCTATTTCCAAGGGAGGTATATTAGTAGGCATTACGAAATCTTTTTCCTCTACCTTTTCTGACTTTCCTCTTCTCTTCTCTATTACTTTACCTGTAATTAAGTCAGATCTGCAAGAACTACAAAATTTCGGTTTCTTAAGAAGGGACGTCTTTTTTTCAAGATTCCAATTGTTTGAGGCTCCACAGCTTCTGCAATAAGTAACTTTATTATATTTCGACATAACTTTTTAAAACTAGGCAAATAGTTATTACAACTAATCAGCGAGTTTAGATAATAAATATTATGTCCGACTATAAAACTTTTACAAATAATAACGGAGTAAAGTACAAGATCTTAAGAAAGAAGCCCCATTACAGCTATAACGCTGACGGACTATGCGACCCGCCAGACTACAAAAGCCCTAAGATACATGTTTCTCCAGATCTGACACCCAAGAGAGAGATGGCTGTAATGTTAGAGGAGATATTCCATGCTTTCTTTTGGGACATATCCGAAAAAGAAGTAAGGAGATTCTGCGGCACAGTCACAAACATCTTACATAAAGACGGCTGGAGACAAACAGTAACGACAGAACCATCGTCAAAATGGAGCGGTCATATTAAAGAGAAATAGTAGTTAAGCCTTTAAACTTAGTTACTAAAAATCTAACAAGCTCTGATCTTACTACATCAGTCTCATCAAACTCAAAGGTGTTTATTCCGAAGTCTGAGCTTTCTTTATCTAAAAATAATCTTTCTACTCTTTCGAACCCTCCTCTAGCTCCATTTTTTAAATCTGTTTGAGCAGGATCAGCTAAGATAAAGCATTTA